ACTATGGATAGCGGTGCTGCTTTCGGAGATAGAAACGGTTACACTCTGACCTTTGACGGACTTGAAGCATTACCTTTCGCTATGTTAGAGGACTATACTACAACTCCTTGGGATCAAAGTGGCTTTGTTAATGAAGCAGGAACTTTCCCTACAACTTCTTAATTAGTAGTTTTCATATATTCTTGGATTAGGGCAGCTTATAGCTGCTCTTTTCTTTTAAAAACCTACCATAAGCAAATAAATACAATGCTTTTCTATTATATAGTATATGATACAAGCAATACGAGAAACTAATTTTGATGCCTTTATAGAAACGAAGGCAAATAGAATAGCTAATGTACCTTCAAACAGAGTAAGGCACTTAGTTAAATTCTCAAATGACTTAGATGAAGCGGTATTTTATGCTTATCCTTTATTACAGAATATTTATGAGAGATATACTGCTATGGCTTTTATTTACCATACAACTCCTAATAGATATACAGGAAGAATAAATTTAATCCCTGCTGGATATTATAAGTATGAAGTTTATGAAGTCAGTTGGGTAAGTGTAGATGTTGTTCTAAGTTCTTCAACTGCACCTGCAACAGAAACAGATGTCCTTCCTGTGGCAAATGATAAGGGAGTAGTAGAAGGGATTGTAGCTATTGGCAAATTGTATTTAGCAGAAAAGGATGGAAGCGAAGAAGTACAATACATTCAAAATGCAAAACGAGTACAGGCTTTAACTATTCAATATGCTGGTACGGGTTACGCAACTGCACCTACTGTTACAATCGCAGCACCTGGAACTACGGGTGGTCATCAAGCGAAAGCAACTTGTACTGTTTTAGCGGGTGTAATTAATACAGTAACCATTACCCATCCTGGTAGTGGGTACATAACAAACCCAATAGTAACTTTAACAGGTGGGGGGTTTACTACGGATGGTAATATTACAGCAAGTATAGAACAAAGCAACTACATATATTATGGACAATAAAAATAAAAAATAAAAAAAATGGCACAAATAGACAATGACAATCAATTACTACGAGAAACACTAGGGAAAAATAGGTGTGATGTAATAGCAACAACTGCTATGACAAGTAAAAACTACTATGCAGTTCACTTTCCTGTGGAGAGTGTAATAGCATCAATAGCAGCAGGTAACGCTACAACAGCAGCAGGTTCAGCAATAGCTAACCTTCAAACGACAATTCCTGCTGGAGTAACAATTTTCCTTAATGTAACAGCTATAACTCTAACGAGTGGGGTTGCGTTATGTTACTATGAAGATATCATATAATGTTAGCACAAAGATTAGGATTAAGTATAAACTCAACTAGACCATTGGGTAAATGGTCGCCTGATGATGAACCAAAGTTAGTGGCTTGGTATCAAAATGCAGTCGGCATAAGTCTTAATGGTTCTGATGTTTCTGGTTGGGTGGATAGTGCTCCTGCTGGTTTATATGATATGGTTCAAGCTACTGCAACAGAGCAACCTGCTTATTCAGGAGGAGTTTTAACTTTTGTAAGTGCTGACAATAATAACCTACAAACAGTAGGTCAGATTTCTTTAACAGGAGACTTTACAGTAGGCTTTGTAGCAAACACAAGCACAACCAATGGAACTATTTTAGGCGATAACACGACTGCCAATGAATTTTTTAAATATAGTACGGCTAGTCAATTCAGAATAAAAATAGACGGCACAATCGCCAATATTACCTTAGATAGTGGTACTTTTGGGGACGACTATCTTGTTGTTACTAGGGCTTCTAATGTTTTGACTTTATATAAAGATGGAGTAGCACAAAGTACAACCCCTACTCTTGCAGGTACGGCTGATATTGATGTAATAGGAATAAGAGCAACAGACACTAATGGCTATGATGGAACAGTAAAAGAAATACAAATATATAGCAGTTCTAGTGCAGATTTAACTGCTAATGTAAACGATAGACTTTCAACTTTATAAAATGGAAAATATAATATCAATAAATTTAAGCACGACAACAGCTCCAGTAGTTAGTGAAGTTAGGGGAAAGGATTACATCTCTTACGGAACAGAAGATTGGGCTAACCTCTTTCCACAATTCTTAATTGACCTTTACTACAACAGCTCTACACAAGCCGCTATTATCAATGCTACGGCAGAATTAATCGCAGGTGAGGGGCTTGTAATAGAAGATGAAGATGAAAGAGATTTAGATGCTATTGTTAAATTAAAGAAATTCTTTGGTTCAGCTAACAGTAATGAAACACTAGACGAAGTAATTAAAAAAATAGCCTTTGACTTTAAACTTCAGGGGGCTTTTGCTCTTAATGTCGTTTGGTCGCAGGACAGGACACAAATAGCTGAAATTCACCACATAGACTGCTCAAAAATTAGAGCAGAAAAACCTAACGAATTAGGAAAAGTTGAGGCTTACTACATTTCTTCAGATTGGTCAAATACAAGAATGAACAAACCTTATAGAGTTCCTGCCTTTAATACTAATGACAGAACCGCAGCAAATCAGATCCTTTATACAGGGCTTTACAGTCCTAATATGAATGTCTATCACACACCTGACTATGTTGCTGCTAACAACTGGGCTTTAGTAGACCAAAGAGTAGCTGAGTTTCATCTCAACAATATCTCTAATGGCTTTTCAGGTTCTTTTATGATTTCGTTTGCTAACGGAGTGCCAACACAAGAGGAACGATTCCAAATAGAACAAAGTTTAGCAGATAAGTTTTCGGGAGAAAAGAACGCAGGAAAATTCATTTTGACATTCTCAGACGATAAGACAAGAACCCCTGAAATAACAGCAATAAGCCCTTCAGATTTAGATAAGCAGTACCTTGCCTTGCAAGAGCTATTGGTTCAGAATATTCTGACAGGACACCGAGTTACAAGTCCAATATTGATGGGAATAAAATCAGACACAGGTTTAGGGAATAATGCAGACGAGCTTAACTCGGCTGCGAATTATTATCTAAATACGGTGTGTATGCCCTTCCAAGAGCATATCATAAAGACTTTAAGAAAAATCTTCACAGTTAATAATATGGATATGCCTGTAAGATTTGAACAGCTTAAACCAATTACAACAAGATTTACAAATCAAGACTTAATGGCGGTGATGACACAAGATGAAATACGAGAGGAACTCGGATTACCACCTCTAAAGGAAGATATTGTCGTTGATGAGGACTTTACTAAGATGGCTGAATATACTGCCTTAGATGCGTTCATAGACGAGTTTGGAGAGGATGATTTAGAAGGGTATAAATTACTTGATGAGGAAATAGTAGAAGATGAACACGAAGATTTTGATTTTGAAAAAGAGCTAAATGAAAAATATGAGTTTGCAACAGTACCTAAAGATGACAGAGATGGTTTAGATGAACAGGATGGGTGGAGCAAAAAAGTAAGTAAGTTTTTTAAAGTCCGATACAAATATGACAAAGACCCTGCTCTTACAAATAAGTCAGGAACTAGAAGGGAATTTTGCAGGAAAATGATGGGTGCTAATAAATTATACCGAAAAGAAGATTTAGTGGCGTTAGACACAAAAAGAGTTAATCCAGGTTTCGGACCTAAAGGTGCTGCAACTTACTCAATCTGGCTATATAAGGGCGGTCCACAGTGTTTCCATCGGTTCATCAGAAAAATCTATGTTATGGAACTAGAAGATGCTTATACAGAAAAAGACATAACACAGTATGGTAAATTAATCTCTACTGCTAAAGCTAGAAGTCAGGGTTTTTATCCTAAGCCAAATGATAAGAAAGTAGCACAAGCACCTAGAACAATGAAAAATAACGGATATATAAAAGCAAGATAATTATGGCATACGTATTATTTATATCAGAAGAAAAACTTAAAGATTCCACAACAGTAGGGCTTAATGTTTCTAGCGAACTTATACTCCCATACATAAAACAAGCTCAAAAGCTCTATGTGGAAACTAAGTTAGGTACAGACCTTAATCAAAAATTAAAAGACTTAATTACAGCAGGAACAGTTAATGATGCAGGGAATGAAGCGTATGCGACTTTATTAAACGACTACATAGGCGAGATGTTGCCTAGCTTTGCTCTCTATATGGCACTCCCATTCCTTCGTTTTAAAATTGAGAATGGGAATATTTATTCTAAGACATCAGAAAATGGAACGGCTTTAAGTACGGAAGAAGCACAACACCTTAGAAATGAGGTGCTTAACACAGGTGAGTATTACATGGAGAGAATGATAGATTATATAAGAAACAACACATCTAGCTTTCCTGAATACAGTACAAACACAGGTGCAGATGTAAACCCTGACCGCAACTCCTACTACTCAAATATGAACCTTGAAAGACCGAACCAACAAGGCAGTAAATTAACATTAAGAAACTTTTTAACCGCATCAGATTAATGAAAAAAAACTATAAAGTAAAAGAAAAGAATTTAACGAAATTAAAATCATACCTAAAAAATGGCATTGAACCACTTAATAAAAGAAGCAGGGCAACTAATACTCATAAACACAACAATCCTAAGTGTAGCGACATTCAGTAATTTAGAAACGATTTTAAAAATCGTGCTGTTATTGGTAACAATAATTTATACGGCTGACAAGTGGTATTATCAAAAGAAAAAGCGAGATGGCGAAAAGAAAGATAATTGAAAAGGTTAAGGTGGTTCATAAAAAGCGTAAAGGAGTTCATTCTAAAAATGCTTCAAAATCCCAAAATGGATATAAAACCAAGTATAGAGGTCAAGGGCGTTAATCTCTTGATAATACGAAATACTTTTACTGAGGTTTCCACTATTGGAAAGCTATACTTAAATGGTGAGTGGCTTTGTGATACTTTAGAAAATCCTTACCTTGACAATCAAAGAAATATAAGCTGCATCCCAGCAGGTGAATATCCCGTAAGGCTTAGAGTAGCGAGAGAATCAGCTACAAAAGACTATCTTCACTTATTAGTGATGGATGTTCCAAATAGGGACTTAATCTTATTTCATGTCGGCAACACAGCCAAAGATACTAGGGGTTGCGTGTTGGTTGGAATAGGAACTCAACAAGACCTTGTTAAAAACTCTACATTGGCTATGGAATTGCTGATGAAAGAAATAGTTAATTTAGGCGGTACAAATATTAATTTAATAATCAAAAATAAATAACATGAAAAAAACGATTTTAACAACGATAGTAGCATTATTTTGTTTAGGTGCTTCAGCACAAATAACAGTAATGAGTAATGTAAACACTCCTTCGGACAATGAAACTTGGGGTGTAAGTAATTTCACCGACAACATGGGTGTTGGGTATCAAGTCGCTGACAAAGTGATGGTAGGTATTCAAAAAAATGGTGATGACTATGATTATATTGCAAGATATAATTTCACTAACAATATCTATTTTTCTGCACAAATGCCACAAGAAGATGCAGTAGAAAATGTAACTATGGGTGTTGGGTTTTCAGTAAGGGTTTGGAACAACCTTTATGTAGAACCAAACTACACAACAAAAGATGACGAAGGTTCTTTTAATATAGGACTATCTTACACACTTTAATAATAACTTAAAAAACAAATAAAATGAAACAATGGTTAATTGGTCAGATGCTTTCGAGCAAAAAGTTTTGGTACGCAGTAGGTTCTATTGTCGTTCCATTAATTGTAACTTATCTCGGTGTAGATGAGGCAACAGCAACAAATCTATTCTATGCAGCTCTTGCCCTCGTATTAGGACAAGGAATTGCGGATAGTGGAAAAAAATAATCGTTACAGATTAAAACCTCATGAGGTAGCCGCCTTGCAGAAAATGCGAGAAACTGAAACTAGGAACATCTTAGTTATTGGTGACTTGCACTTACCTTTCTGTTTAGACGGCTACCTTGATTGGTGTTTAGAACAATACGAAAACTTTAACTGTAACCAAGTTGTATTCATTGGCGATATTTTAGATAATCACGCTTTCAGTTACCACGAACCTGATCCTGATGGGCTTTCGGCAGGTTATGAGTTAGAAAAATCAATCAAACAAGTAGCTGAATGGTACAATGCCTTTCCTTATGCAGATGTGTGTATTGGTAATCACGACAGAATGGCTGCTAGAAAAGGAATGTCAGGCGGTATTCCTGCTGCTTGGATAAAATCTTATAACGAAGTTTTAGGAACTCCTAATTGGAATTGGGTGGAAAATGTTACTTATGACAATGTACTCTATGAACATGGAGAGGGCGGACAGGCAGCCACGAAGGCAAAAAACAATATGATGTCTAGCGTTTGTGGTCATACTCATACTGTCGCTTATGTTCAATGGTTTTGTGGAAAACGATACAGGGTCTTTGGAATGCAGGTCGGTTGTGGTGTAGATAGTTCAAGCTATGCAGCAGCTTATGCTAAGAATTTCAAGAAACAATCAATCGGTTGTTCTGTCGTTATCAATAACGGAACGCTGCCTATTAACCTCTTAATGCCTTTGTAATGGAAGAAAATCCTAAATTAAAAATCTTTTTGTTCTACTTACTTATTATCTTAGTAGTCCTAGCTTTTGCTTTATAGCACCCCCCCTCAGCCCTCTAAGGCACTTTCTTTTCTTTTTAACCCCTATATACTAGACAGCACTTAAAGTTGCTCCCTCAGTCAATACCTAATTGTTAATAACTTTGTAAATAAAACTGTTTATATAGTTGTTAATTAAAATAAGTGTTGTATTATTGCAGTATAAAAACAAAGAAAATGAAAACTAAAGTATTAGTACATAAAACAAAACAAACTATTGAAGAAGAAACATATTACTCCTGTTCAGATGAAATTTGGCAAGAAATAAAAGAAGCTAAGACAGATGATGAAAGATGGAAAATATGGCAAGATTTTAATATATGGGATAGTAAAATATTAGGAGAAGAATCAAATAATTGGACTGATGAAGAAGTTGATTATGGAATACATCACGATTAAAATATAAAGGCAGGTGCAACCACCTTACCAAACGGAGCAAAAATTTAATTAAAGCAAAGAATATGAAAACAAATTTTAAAATGAAGGAAGCAACAAACAAAGAAGAAGCAATTATATCTATATTAGATGTAATGAAAGAAAACCCATTATGGCTTAATAAGGTAACAGACAGTTTGGCTATACTATTAAAAACTATTGAAGAAGAACATAGGAGATTTTTATTAGAAAAGTCAGTAGAAGAACAAGTCATTAGTTTATTTGTTAAGCTAAAAACCGAATACTATAATAATGACAATATAATATGGAATGGCAAATGGAGTTAAAAGACGCTGAATATCAAGAATGGTATAATGATTTACCTGAAGAACGAGAGTGGTTTACAGGAACAACTTTAGATGATAAAAAAGTGCTATGCGAATATTGGTGCTTAAAAAATGACCCTGATGTAAAAGTCATTGGTACTGAACTACAATGCTACAACCTATTTACTAAGAAGTTAAAAGAAGAAGGGTGGCAAATACGCTTAGATTATCAAGATGAATTACTGCCTGAATACCTTGAGGCATACGAACATAATAACAAGAAACCAATAATTATTAATTTAAAATAATATATTTACACAATTATTAACAAAAAAAAAGAATATGAAAACAGAACTAATTAAGGAGAAGTATAACCATTACGGACTAACTCCAGATGATGTCTTTAAACATCAACACTACATCATTATCACAAGAAGTGGTATTGATAAGATACAAGCAATAGAAGGGATAGAAATTGACTATGAGGTTATAAAATGCGAAAAAGATTTTTGTGTTGTAAAAGCCCACGCAAAGAAAGATGAAGCGTTTATACAAACATTTGGTTCAGCACTGAAAGGTGCAGGATTTAAAGATGGTAACTGCAATACTTGGTATGTTATGGAAATGGCTGAGAAACGAGCTATGAGCCGAGCAGTCCTAAAACTTACAGGGTTCTATGAACTAGGAGTATTTGGTGAAGATGAAGCAGAAGATTTTAAAAAAAGTAATAATTAAAAAATAAATAAAAATGAACATTATCGGGAAATTAGTAAAAAAGTTAGAACGAGAAACAGGAGTTTCTAAAACAGGTAAAACTTGGGAAAAGCAATCTATCCTTGTAGAACAATCAGGAACGGATTACAATAAAGAAGTCGTTATAAGTTTCTTTGGCGATAAGATTAAAAGCATTAGAGATATTGAAGAAGGATCAGATGTCAATGTTTCAATTAACTTATCTTCAAGGGAATACAACGGAAAATACTATCATAATATTGATGGTTGGTTTATAGCTAAAGAAGGACAAGAAACCGTAGGTGGAATTAACGAAGGCGATATACCATTTTAAGATGACAGAAGAAGATAGCTTTAAAAATTTATGCAACCTCACTACCAGCGTATTGGGGTTGCCTGATGGTTCACTTGCCCTAAACACTAGAAGAAGTGAAGTGCAAATCCCAAGAAGTGTAGCTAGTGTTATTGCTATAATGGAAGATAAAACCCACCCCTTAGTGATAGCTAAAGTAATTAAACGAAATAGATGTTCCGTTTACCATTATAGAGACACTCACAAATATAACTATGCAAATAAGGAAAAATACAGAAATACTTTTAATAAGATTTATAGGTCATATAAAGACTTAGAGGGTGCTAAAGATTTCTTTTTGGATGGTGATTTTATGAAAAGCTATTTGCTTAAAAGTGGAGTAAAAGAAGCTAAAAACTCAAATGTATTGTTAGAGGTAAAGAGTGATAAAGTTAAATGTATAATAAAAACTTCTTACTTTGACTACACTAATCAATTAGAAAATGTTAAGTTAGCACTCAAAAATTATCACTATACAGTTAAGATTATTTAATGGAGAAACCAAACTATTACGCAGTTATTCCTGCTGAAGTAAGATACAATAAAAAGCTCACCCCAAACGCTAAATTACTTTATGCAGAAATAACAGCTTTATGTAATATGAACGGTAAATGCACAGCATCAACTCAATACTTTTGCAAACTCTATGAAGTAAGCAGAGCTTCAATTCAAAATTGGCTCAGACTATTAGAAAAAAATGGCTATATAACTAGAGATGTAAAATATAGACTAGGTAGTAAAGAAATTTTGTCTAGGTCTATTAAATTGGTAGACACCCCTAAGCTAAATATTTATACAGATAATACTAATATAAATATAAATAATACTAATCTTACAGATAGTAATAGTGTACGCTTTAAAAAACCAACTTTAGATGAGGTTAAAAATTATTGTATCTTACGGCAGAACAATATAGATGCAGAAGCGTTTATTGCTTACTATGAATCTAAAGGATGGACAGTAGGTTCAGGCAAAATGAAAAATTGGAAAGCAGCAGTAATAACTTGGGAAAAGAAAAACTACAATAAACCAACAATGTCAAAGTTAGATAGTCAAATTAACGAATGGCAAGAAGCAAAAAAATTATTATGAAAGGACTAGAATACAATGAAAATATAATTGAAGATTTAGGATTGACTGAAATGCAAGTGTTAAATATTGTTTCTCAATGGTACAATAATGGAATGATGCCTGGTTATATTGGAGATGAAAACGGAACACAGTTAGACGAAATAGCTGATGATTTATTTTTTGATAAATTTGAAGATGAAAAACTAATAAAAAATATAAAACTATGAAAGCATTAAAACAAGAAAACTTAGAAGAACTAAAAGGAAAAGTATTAGACTTGATAGCCAAGACATCAGTTGAAATAGGACAGAAACCTGACAGGCAAACTATGGCTAGTCTAAGTAAAATATTTGCTCAGGACTTAATACAAGAGAAACGCTTTGGAAACATGACCTTTAATCAAATTGAGGATGCCTTTCATTTAGGCGTAAGGTTTGGCAAAGACGAACCCTTTTTAAATATCAGAACTTTTTACAAATGGGTTCATGCTCATAAAAAAGTAATTGATAGTGCAACTTATCAAACGGAAATTTTAAAAGAAAAGAATGTATTATATTATCAAGAACCTTTAAAACTATTAAAATGAAAACAAAAGATGTAGTAAAACAACTCTTAATAGACAAACCTCACCTAAGAGATAGCGACCCTAAACTCATAGCTACTTATTGGTTTAGTGAGTTAAAGGTAAAAAAAATTGATCCTAACAAAATAAACGGCTTAGAGTTTATGCAGATGTTTGCTAATGGTAAGCTGACTAATATTAAGACCATAGAAAGAATGCGAAGGAAGTTGCAAGAAGAACACCCTGAACTTAGGGGAAAACTTTATACAGCAAGAAAAGGAACTATTCAAGACCAATGGCGTAAAGACTTAGGTTATGAAGTCAATAAGTAAATTAAAAAAAGAACTTGATAAATGGTTTAGTCTTTTCATACGGCTTAGAAATGCAACTTCTGAGGGATTGGTTCAATGTATAACTTCAGGCAGGACTTATCATTATAAGAACATTCACGCAGGTCATTTTATTTCTAGACGACATTTGGCAACTCGGTGGTGTGAATTGAATGTTTCGCCACAGTCAGCAGCAGACAACTTGTTCGGTCAGGGCGAACAATACAAGTTTGGTTTAGCATTAGATAATAAATACGGTGAAGGTACTGCTGAAGAACTACAATACAAGTCTAGGCAAACGATAAAAATGTCTAGAATAGACTATGAAGAAAAAATTAGTTATTACAAAGACCTTGTTGAAAAGTTAAAAAAGGAAAAAGGAATTGAGTAAAATTTTCCTTAAATTTGGCAAATGACACAGCCAATTTATGCAAGTTCGGAACACAAGACAATCATTGAAGCTTATATGATGATGTGCCAAGAGTTTGCAAAAGAGGTAAGTTCTAAAAGTAGGTACAATAATTATTTAGATGTGGTAGAAACAATTATTGAATATCATAATTCATACGGAGCAGGGGTTAGAGAAAATAATTGGTACGACTGGCTAATGATAATACCAATTAATATGTCAGTGGTTACAAATGGTTTTTTTGCAGGAGTAGAAACCAATAAAAACAGGGCAATAGTCAGGGCTTATAAGACAGTCTTGAATGAGTTAATAATTAATGTTGTTGAAAAGATAGACAATCTAAAAGAGCAAAGTGAATAAAATCTATCTTGAAATATCAAAGCTAAGTGATAAATTCAGGACAATGTGCTATGGGCTTACTAAAGACAAAGAACAAATAGATGATGCGGTGCAGGAGCTTATGATTTACTTCCTGCAAATGAACCCTGAAACTTTAAAGAAAATATATGAGAAAGACGGATTAGAAGGAATAACAAAATACGGTGCAGTAGTTTTACGCAGGGCTTTAACAAGCAAACGAAGTCCTTTTTATTATCAGTACAAAAAATACTACACACATATTGATAAGTGGTCAAGCACTTCAACTTATGATGTAATTGAAACAGGTGAAGTAATACCAAACAAAAGCCTTTATAATATTGCCGAAGAACCTGCTGTAAAGAATTTAAAGTTTGAAAAACTAGACAAAATTGATTTAGTTATGAATGATTTATATTGGTACGATAGGAAAGTCTTTGAGCTTTACTATTATGAGGGCAATACACTAGACACCCTCGCTAAGAAAACAGGTATAAGTCGTAATAGTCTTTTCACAACAATAGACAAAGTAAGAGAAATACTTAAAAAAGAATTAAATGAAAAATAGAAACATAAAACACATTGATGATTGGGCAACTCCTGATTACATATACAATGAACTTAATAATGAATTTGATTTTAATTTTGATCCTAGCCCTTTACAGCACGATATAAATAAATGGGACGGATTAAAAATAGAATGGAAAGAAAGAAATTTTATAAACCCACCTTATTCAAGAAAATTAAAAGAGGCATTTGTGATAAAGGCGATAGAAGAAAGCAAGAAGGGAAAACTATGTGTAATGCTTTTACCTGTATCAACCTCAACAAAATTATTCCATGATTATATTTTACCTAATAAAAAAGAAATAAGATTTGTATATAAAAGGATTAAATTTAAAGGAGTTAACACTTTGGGTGAATATGTAGAAAACAAAGCAGGAATGCACGATAGTATGATAATAATATTTTAAAATGAATAAGTTTTTTGTACCTAATGAAGTCTATGAAGATAGAATAGCTATCTGCAAAGCGTGTGTGTATTACTCAAATATCTTAGGACAATGTAAAAGGTGTTTATGTTTTATGCGTGTGAAGGCAAGGATAGCACCAATGGAATGTCCGCAGAAGTATTGGCAAAAGACAACGGAAGTAGAAACGCCTGATGATTTGCCACAAGAAATAATAAATGAAATACTAGACTTATGGAAAGACTTAAAAACAGGCAGAGCAAAAGACCAAGCAGCTAAAAAAAAGATGATAGAATTATACAATACTATTTACAGCACTAATTATGGAACAGGAACTAATTGCGGTTCTTGTATCTCAACTTGCTTTGATGGAATAAAAAAACTATATAATAAATACAATAAGATATGAGTAATCCTAAAAGAACAAGAAAAGAAATCAGAGAAGTAATTGAAAATTTAAAGAATAAAAAAAAATACAAAACAATTAAATGGGTTTTAAAACAACAAATTGAAGGAGATACTAAAACTCTTTGGACTTGGAAGAAAGGCAACAAAGAAAACTTTACCTGTATATACAAAAACTACAATGATGACTTACCAATATATACACCCACTCAATTATTAAAAGAAATAGAAGATGCCAATACCAATTAACCACTATGAAACTATGAAAAAAGAAATACCTGAATACTATAAAGGGAAAAACGGATATTTAGCAAAAGATGTAGTAAGCAATTTTGACCTAAGTTATAATGTAGGAACGGCTGTTACATATCTGCTTCGCTCAAAAAACAAACATAATGACGGGGGGATTGAAGATATTAGAAAGGCTATACACCACCTGCACTTTGAATTAGATGTGCTAACCTCAGAAACAAGAACAGGAGCTTTGTCGCCAACAGGAGTTAGAAAATGACAAAGTATAAATGTAAATGCGGAAAGACTAAGGACATTTCAACAGCTACAATAGTTTTTATTTCTGGCGAATGGGAAACTAAAGAAGCTCTATGTAAATGTGGTAAGTACATGGATAGCGAACCACTTGAAGGAATGCCTAGCCAAATAAGAACTGAAGAATCTTTAAGTAAAAAAAAAAGAGGTGATAAACTTTGGGATGGAGCAAAAGAAAAGCTAATCGGTGAAAGGGGAATAAATGAGGATTACTAAATGAAGTTTGTAATAAAAGACAAACAAGATAAACAAAGCCTGATAAACTATTTAAAAGAATTAGGTAATGATTATATAGTTGATGTTAAGAAACAAAGAAACAATAGGTCTAATATGCAGAACAGTTATTATTGGAAGTGTATCGTACAAGGACTAGCAGAAGAACTTGGATATTTTCCTGATGAAATGCACGATATACTCAAAGTGAAGTTTGCAAGTGAATGGCAAAGCATAGAGATACACGACAAGACAGTAGGGCTTCAAGTTGTAAAGAGTTCAGCAAGAATGAACACTAAAGAGTTTGAAGTATATGCAGACCAAATAAGGATTTGGGCTTTAACAGAACTAGGTATAAGATTAATGATGCCAAATGAATACGAGTAATTTCTATTATATAACATAGGATTGAATAATCAATCTTTTTCAATTATGGATAAACGAATAAACAACGGTGGAGCAAGGACAGGTGCAGGGCGTAAAGGCAAGGCAGAAGAACAAAAGTTAATAGAGAATTTAACACCTATGAATAGTATGGCTTTAGAGTCATTAGAAAAAGGTTTAGAAAAGAAAGAACAATGGGCGGTTAAGTTATTCTTTGAATACTTCTATGGCAAACCTCAACAAAGAGTTGATGTAACTTCTAATGACGAAAGTATTAATATGCCTTTAATAAACTTTGTAGATACTGAAACTGAATAGCAAATACAATCCTCTATTTGAATCTGACTGCCGTTACTTTATAATCACAGGTGGTAGGGGTTCAGGAAAGTCTTATGCTGTTACAGTCTTTCTTACATTACTTACAATGTCAAAAGGTATAAGGGTTTTGTTTACTCGCTATACAATGGTGTCAGCTCACCTTTCAATCATTCCTGAGTTCTTAGAAAAGATAAGCCTATTGGGTTTTGATAATATCTTTAGTGTTAATAAAGCTGAGGTGGTAAACTTAGGAAACAAATCAGACATTCTATTTAGGGGTATTAAGACTTCTTCAGGAAATCAGACGGCAAGTCTAAAGTCTTTGCAAGGAATAAGTACTTGGTGTTTAGACGAATCAGAAGAGCTTATTGATGAGGATATATTTGACACGATAGACTTAAGTATTAGAGAAAAGAATATACAGAATAGAATCATCTTAGTATTGAACCCTGTTACTAAAGAACATTGGATATATGACAGGTTCTTTGAAAGCAAAGGTGTTGAGGGTGGTTTTAATGGTGTTAAAGACAATGTATGCTACATCCATAGTACATACCTAGACAATAAAGATAATCTCTCTACGAGCTTCCTAGAGCGTATTAAGACTATAAAGCACACTAACTTTAAGAAGTACACGCACAAAATTATGGGTGGATGGCTAGACAAAGCCGAAGGAGTAGTCTTTGATAATTGGAGTATAGGAGAATTTAATCCTGATGACCTACAAACTTCTTGCGGAATGGACTTTGGATTTAGTATAGACCCTGATAGTCTTACAGAAGTAGCTATTGATAAAAAGCATAAGAAGATATATTTAAAAGAACATATATACAAGAACGGATTGAAGTCTCACGAACTAGCAAAGATTGTTTTAGACAAAGTAGGGCAAAGCCTGATAATAGCTGATAGTGCAGAACCTAGACTTATTGCAGATCTTAAGCATTTGGGAGTAAATATAAAAGCAGTTAAGAAAGGAACTATTGAAAGTGGAATAACTAGAATGCAAGATTATCACTTAGTTGTTTCACCTGAAAGTACAAACATAGCCAAAGAATTAAACAACTATGTCTACGCTGATAAGGGTTCTAAGTTATATGTGGATAATTACAATCACAGTATTGATTCAATCCGCTATAATGTCATATATCACTTAGACAATCCTAATGCTGGGAAGTATTTTGTACATTAAAAAAGGGGCGAGAACAAAAATCTCAACCCCTATTTTAAACAAGAACGAATATGAAGAACTTGGCAAACATACACAAATAAATTAAACAGTAAACTAAATTTAACTAATTTCTATTATATATATATAAACACTATGAAAGTAAAAATTAAGAAGAAGGGCAAAAAGAAAAATTATAATCTAATTACTTCTTGGGCTGATGTTACGCTTGATAAATGGATTAAACTCATTGAAGCACAAACAGGAACAAAGACAAAAGAAGCAAGAGAAACAATAGCAGCTATGTCTGATATTCCGAAGTCATTAATAGATGAAATGGCTTTAAAAGATGTTGCTATTTTAATGAGTAAGCTAAGTGAGTTACAAGCAGAAAAGAACACAGAGCTTAAAAAGATTATAGAAATAGAAGGGCAACAATATGCATTCCATCCAAACTTAGATGAACTGAGTTTAGGAGAGTATGCAGACATTGAAACTTTTATTAAGGCAGGGCTTGAAAAGAAGATGCCTGAGATAATGGCAGTATTGTTTAGACCGATTACAGAAAAAGAAAAGGATGTCTATGCAATAGCAGCGTATGATGGTAAGATAGCAATAAGGGCGGAGAAAATGAAACAGATGTCAGCAGAGCAAGTGCAAAGTGCGCTGGTTTTTTTTTGGCGTTTCGTGATAAACTTATCTCAGATTTTGCCATCATTTTTAGTGGAGCGGACACAGGAGATAGCGAAGGACTGGGAGATGAAAACTTCGCAGAAAAATGGGGATGGTTCGGAGTGATGCACCGCCTTTGCAATCAAGATATTAGCAATCTTGAAAGTATAACAAAGCTCAATTTATTAGAGTGCTTGACTTGGTTAAGTTATGAAACAGATTTGAATTTAAGTAATACAGTAAAAAGAGATGATAGCAAATAAGACCTACAATAATGCCATTGACACGCTTAAACAATTAGGCGAAGAACATAAGCAGATAAAAACAACTACAACAGGCGATATATGGAAAATTGATTTGAGCAACGAAACCCTGTTTCCTTTGTTTCATATAAACCCTGTGAATGTAAGTACAGGGCAATCACAGTTAGTATATAACTTCCAACTCTTTGTTATGGACGCAGTAGGTGAGAAAGAGAATTGGACTGAAGCTAATTTTCAATCAGCAAACTATTTAAGTAATGAGCAAGAAGTAATGTCTAGCTGCCTACAAATTTGTACAGATATTATTGGAATGTTTAGACACAGTAAATGGCAATCAGCAGAAACAGATGGAACACAAGATATTAACGAACCTGTTTATTTTACTGAGGGTGAATATACTTTAGAACCATTCCAAGAAAGGTTTGACAACCTCTTGACAGGGTGGGTTTTCTCAATAGGCATAATAGTACAAAATGACTTTCAAACTTGTACAATACCTGTTGATGATACTTCAATAGGAAAATAATGTGGAAATTCAAAATAGGGAAATATAAAATAGAAATAGGATTTTTTAAAATAACAATAAAAATATAATTATGGCAACATTAACTACAACAGTTACCGAGAGTGTAGTATTGAATGGAGCATTACGAGGTAACACAAACTCAGTAACAACAGAAGGAATTAACAATGTATTTGAAAGGATAGTAGCTTGTGAAAATTCACAAACAACAACAGTAGCAGTATTTGGAACAGCACCTTATAGTGCGGCAGGGGCAATTGATATACAGAATGCTAGGTATATTAGAATCACAAACTTGGATGCAGATGCTTGGATAGAAGTAGCAGTTGTAACTGCAACAACTAATTATCAAGTATTACTAACTCCAGGTAATTCACATATCCTTGCACAAGCAGAAGGTGTAGTGGTAGGTGAAGCAGACGCCTCACCAGTTTGGACTAATTTAGGCGACCTTGCTTCTATACAAGTACGCCCTGTTGGAGTTTCTTTTGACCCTCAAGTATCAATATTTGTAGCAGCTCTCTAATGGACACTAAGAGCCTTGAAAATTATTTAAAGCATTTTGGACAAAAAGTAGTAGATGATGCTCAGCTTAGGTTAGAAAAATCTAAAGATGCTTTAGGTAAACCTAGAGGTAAAACTGCTTTAGGTACTTCAATTAGATTTGAAGTAGTTGCTGATGACAGGGGGTTTACTACTAAATTCTTTATGCTAGACTATGGAACATTTTTAGACAAAGGTGTTTCAGGAAATAAAGAAAAGCAATCATTTACCAATTACAAAAATGCAGTTGAATCAAGCCCTTATAGTTACACAACAAAAGGACCGCCTATTGATATTCTTTCTAAGTGGATTAAAAAGAAAGGAATAAAGCCTAAAGGATTAGGTAGGGGTAGATCTAAAAAGACAGGACAATATCTATCAGGATTTGCTTACTTAATAAGCAGAAAAATCAAAAGAGATGGAATCAAAAGCCTTAGTTTCTTTCAGAAGCCTTTTGGGGAAGGTTACAATGAACTTCAACAAAAAATACTAGAAAATCTAAAACTAGACATTGAGAGTTATTTAACCACATTTTACAGACCGAAACAAAAAACAAAATAATATGCCAGTAACAATAGACCAAAAACCATTATATACAATTTTTCCAGTAGGGCAACAGGTAGTGTTTTCAATATCACAACCTACAATAGTAGCTAATATGTTCAAGGTTAAGTTTGTTGCTGAAGTGTATATAAGCAATAATAGTGCTGCTTTAATCTCAGCAGGGAATAAAATAGGAGCATTTAAAACTACGCCTAATAATAAAGGTGTTGGGATATTTGATTTTAGTTCTGTACTAGAAACATTTTTAAAACCTGATCAGCAAGGGAGTACTTTTGGGAATGGGAGTAAGTATAAGGCAACAGACACAACGCACCCTATACACCTAATTGACGAAATTGCTGTAAGTGAAAATTCTATAAGATACCTTGCTTTTACCTTCAAGATTGAATATGCTGCTGCTGCTGATGAAGCAGTAGGAGCACCTGATAATGATGCAACTTCTGACCAATATAAAATATTTAATGGGGTATTACAATATGATGATGTCTTGACTTTAGGGGAGTTTGATAGTTCAGGGAACTTAGTTGCAGGAAATAACTATGGATATAATATAGACAACTTTCTTTTAAACGATACTGCAAGTCCTGGTAAGTTTCTAAGTAATGCACCAACTACTCAGTATGCACGACTTACAGATTATGGTACTTTGCCATTTTTTAATTTCATGCCTAGTGGTGGTTCGGATAGGGTGTATAAACTAAGGTACAAATGTTATAATAGTTCAGGGGTTGAACTCGATAATTTTACTATTAACACAGGGTGGACGCAGGGGGGATATACTACCACTACTAATTGGGTTCAACCTAAACTTATGTATGCAGGTTCTTTTCCTGCTAACCTTAGAAATAATAATACAGATTTTCAAACCGTAGTAGCATTAGGTACACTAGACCACTACACAGTACAAGCTGAAGATGGGTCTAATGACGCAGTCAGCGAACTTTATACCATTAAAATTATTTGCCCTAATGAAAAAGGATATGAAGGAATACGACTTACTTGGCTTAATCAATGGGGGGTTTGGGATTATTATACTTTTAATATGAAGTCAATTAGGTCTGTAACAACTAACAGGACTTCTTATACTCAACTTGGTGGCACTTGGAACAAAAGCACTTTTAAAGTAGCAGGATATAAAGGTGGCAAGAAAAACTTTAGAGTAAATGCAACAGAAAGGCTTAGGATAAATACCGACTTTGTTACTGAAGCTGAAGGGGTGTGGTTTGAGGAATTAATAAACTCAAATGAAGTATATATCTTAAATGGATTTGATGATACTGAAGTTTCACCTTATCCTACTATTACAAATAAATATGTAGAACCTGTTGTTTTGACTACTTCTAGTTATGTTAAAAAGA